GTTATTAGGTGTAAGAATTTTCCTATTAGCAAGGGAACATAATGTCTTTTTTACCCTTTCCCTATACCCCCTTAGAAAATGAATATATAAATTTTAGTACCCCCCCCCTAAAAAAGGAAAAAAACGTTAAAACGTTCCCTCTTCCTCGGCAACCCTTACTACCAACCACTTCTTATAGGGAACATTGAAATAAAAATAAATATAAAAGTGGCGGAAACATCGGCAACCCCTATAGCCACTCAAAACATATAAATATACTTACTTATCTCTTCTTTTATTAAAAATATTATTATTATCTTTGAAACTTATAGAGTAAATTATGAAGAAGAATACTGGATACGAAAAAGAAGGAAGGTTTTATACTCCTGAAGATGTGGAAAGAGTTTTCGATTCTATACTCAGAGAGATAGAGTATGGGTGTTCCGTTAGGGAAATATTGAGAAGAGAGGAGACTCCGTCTCAACGCACCTTCTTTAGGTGGTTAAATGAAGATGATACTAAAGTACCAAGATATAACCAGGCAATGAAGTATCGTGCGCATAATCTGTTTGAAGAGATATTAGAGATAGCTGATTCACAAGATAAGGATGTATACTTAGATAGAGATGGTAATGAAAGAACCGACCATAATGTGGTTAACCGTTCTAAATTACAAGTAGATGCTAGAAAGTGGGTAGTAGGTAGATTAGACCCTACTAAATACGGAGATAAGATGGATATTACTACTAATCAGAAAGACTTGAATAGACCAATATTGACAGTAGATCCTTTGTCTCAAGTTGACGATGATAATGTAACATAAATGGAATTAACCTCAACAACTGCATTAAGAAAGATATCTGGCTTACGTAAGCGAATAAAAGGAATTCAAGGAGGTCAAGGAGCTTCGAAGACATATTCTATCTTAATGCTTATTATTAATCACGCATCTTCAGTACCCAACAGGGAGATTTACATAGCTTCGGACGAGTTGTCGAAGATGCGGATTACTGTTATTAAGGATTTTGTGAATATAATGAGACACATGGAGCTTTTCAAGAAAGAAGAGTTTACAGACGGAACTTTATATAAATTTCAGAATAATAGCTTTATAAAGTTTTTAGGATTAGATAAAGAGGATATTGGAAAAGGACTTCGTTCTGATTTAGTATTTGTAAATGAAGCTAACAAGGTTAAATTTGAAACGTATCGAGAATTAACATCTAGAGCGAAACAAGTGTTTTTAGATTTTAACCCGAATAAGAAGTTTTGGTTTCATACTGAAGTGATGGATAGAAATGACTGCGATTTCTTAAAGCTAACATTTCTTGATAATGAGGTTTTGTCAAAAGAAGAAGTTAGTGAAATTTTAAGATATAAACAACGTGGATTTGATTTAGCTGGAAATGTTGTTAATACATATTGGGCAAATATGTGGAGAGTCTATGGACTTGGAGAAGTCGGTCAAGTTGAAGGTCGAATCTATAATTGGAAGTCTATATCTTATTTTGATTACTTGAATATTGAGAAAGAAACTTATTACGGATGTGACTGGGGATTAGTTGACCCGTTTGCTGTGGTGGAAGTAAAATATCACGATGGTAACTTATATGTTCATGAATTAAATTATGCTTCAGAGAATGAGATAAGAAGAGGATTGAATGAAGCTCAGCTACATAAGATAAACGCACACGAGGAAGAAGGACTTGTTAGTTGGATGTTCGAGAGAATGAATATCAACAAGAATAAAATGATAGTATGCGATAGCAATAGACCTACTAAAATTCATGCATTAAGAAGAGGTGGATGGGAATATGCAGTTGCTGTAGGCGGAAAGAGCAAAGTTGTGGATAGAATCGGGACTCTACAGAGTTTGAACATATATTATACCGATTCTAGTAAAAACATAGCATTTGAACAAGATGCTTACTGTAGGAAGAAAGATAAGTTCGGAGTTGTACAAGAAGAACCGGAGGACGATAATAACCACACATTAGATGCTATAACATACATCGTAGAGAAGTTGTTTAAGATTGGAGTTATTCGTAATCTGTAGACTTATCTTAATAAGTGGCATTAATAAAAATATTATATTTGCAATATGGGATTTAACTTCAATATAGGTTTTAATAGCTCTGCACCTTCGTCAGTTGAGCGAAATAGCGATGGAAGCTTCTTCTTTGAGACGCAGACTTCTGACGCAAAACACACTAAACTACTGACTGATACTCAGAAGCTAAAAGCAGTATTAACAAATCCAGCAGCTTTAAAAGTATTCACTTTGAACTGCGACTTGTTCAGTTTAGGGAGAGTCAATAAGGTCGGTGGAGATATAGATTTTTTATATTCTCAGCGAAAAAAGCCTAATTTCAAACAAACCTGGACACAGTTTTTGTGGGAATATATGTTTTGGGTACAAACAGGAACAGCTTATTTATGGCATCCCGATGGAAAATTATCCGATAATAGCACTATCCAATGGTTAAATCCTACTTGCATAGACTGGGATTCTAGCGTCATAGATAAGTTAAAAGGACTTGTTTTTTCTGAAGCTACTTATAATGAGATACTTAAGGGAACTATAAAATATAACTTAGGTAACGGTAGCACAAAAATAATTCCTCTTAATGAGATCACTCCATTTTTTGATTTATCGAACATAGTCGATGGTAATTTTTATCAAGGAGCTTCTAGATTAGATGCGTTGTATAAAGTCATTTCTAATTCGGAACAAGCATTGGATGCTAAATCTATAAACTTAGAATTCACTAAGAAATTTATGGTGTCTGGAAAGAATTCCGATGATAATATCATGAACTTGGTTATGCCTGACGGGGAAAAATCTTCTATTGAAGCATCCATGCGTTCTAATAAGTCAGTTCACGCAGTTAAAACTCCGGTAAATATATCGAGATTTGTAGAGAATATCGCAAGTTTAAAGTTAGATGACAGTTATTATAATGACTTTTTTATGATCGGAAGTATGTACGGCATACCTAAAGATGTACTTGAGTCAGCTATTAGAGGTAATTCTACTTACGATAACCAAGAAAAAGCTATAGGAAGACATGTTGACTACGTTATGAAGCCTAAAGGACAGATGCTTACAGACGAATTAGAAGAAAAATTCGGTTATGATGCATTAGAGATGAATTGGAATCACTTATCTTTTAATCAGGTGTTTGAGCTTCAGAGAGCTACTGTTATAAAAGCTAAGCTTGACAATATTATACTTGCGAAAGCTAATAACATAAATTTAGATGAGATATGATAATTAAAGACTACGACCACGGAAAAGAGCATTATAAAAAACTAATGAAGGAACGTGAAAAATACGATAAAAAGATTGAAGAACAAAAAATCATTAAGAAATGAATATATCTGAAATAGTAAAGAATAAAGCTGAGATAATATCTCTAAAGAAAGCTGAAATTAAGACTGTAAAAGGAGGTCTCACTAACGTATCAAAGACTTCAGCTATAAAAGGAGTCTTTAAAGACAATGAACTTAGCTTAGAGAGAACTATTGTAGGAAATACTTATCTTTGGATGGATTCTCACGATGATGTTCACGCAAAGAATATTTTTGCTAAATCAATTAAAGAAAACAAGAGTATATTCCACTTGCATGACCATGAATTCAAGATTACTGCTAAAGTAGGAGAGCCAAAAAGTGTTTACGAGCAAGAGATAGCCTGGAAAGACTTAGGAGTTGATAAAAGCGGTATGACTCAAGCTTTATTGATGGATACCGAAATAATGAAAGAATACAACTCGCAAATATTCGCTGAATATAAGGCAAATAGAGTTAATCAACATTCTGTCGGAATGGTTTACGTTAAGATTGACTTAGCTGTAAATGATGAAGAATATGAGGAAGAGTATAAAACTTGGATTGATAATGTTGATTCAATAGGAAATAAAGACAAGGCAGAAGAGAAAGGTTATTTTTGGTTTGTTAGAGAAGCTAAATTAATAGAAATAAGTGCAGTTTTAATGGGCAGTAATGAACTTACTCCTACGATGCAAGAAGATACAGAAGAAGCCGACAAAGTCACTTCAACTACAGAGCCGACGATTGTCACTCCGGAAATAGTCAAAAGAAGAAATATTTAATAATTAAAATTAAACAAATGAATTTTAAGTACAAAGGGCAAGATGCCATTGACAAAATGACTCCATTAGAAGCAGATGCTTACCAAGTGGAAAAAAGAACATTCGAGCAAGAGGCTACGAATAAACAAATCGCTGATGCAGTACTAGTTGCTACTAATGATTTTGCAACAAAAATGGCAGAATCTTCTGCTCAAATTGCGAAGTTAAAAGAGAATGCAGTTGAAACTGAAAAAGCTAAAGCTGTTTCTTTGAAGGATGAGTTGTCAGCTAATAAAGAAATCTTGAAAGAGATTGCAGGCGGTATTTCTAATAAAGAAGTAGTTGTAAAAGCACTTACTACAAGAGCTGCTATTGTTGGTAATGAGCAAGCTTATGATTTACCTGATTTAGGTCAATTGGCTACTCGCAAATTATCTATGTACGACATTTTCCCTAAGTTAACTATCGGTGATGGTAACAACAACGGAGTTGTGCGCTATTACGATTGGGATGAAGCTACTATCGCTAGAGCTGCTGCAGCTGTTGCTGAAGGTGTTGCTTTTGCTGAGTCTACTGCTAAGTTCAAGAAAGGAAGTGTTGCTATCCAAAAAATTGGTGATACATTACCAGTTACTGAGGAATTCTTCGAAGATGCTCAAATGTTTGCTGCTGAATTAGGAATGTTCCTTGACACTAACGTTGCATTAGAGGTTGATAGACAAATCGCTCTTGGAGATGGTACAGGAAACCAAATCACTGGTCTTGTTGCTTCTGTTGATGCATTTGTTCCTGCCGCAAGTGGAATTGCTGATGCTTCAATCTACGATTTAGTAGTTAAGATTTCAGAATCAATTACTGCAGGTGGAGGATCTAAATATATGCCTAACTTCGCAGTTATGAATATTGCAGACATCAACAAGATGAAATTGAAGAAAGACGCTAATAACAATTACGTTATGCCTCCATTCGTTTCAAGAGATGGTGGAAGTGTATCTGGAATTACCATCATCGAAGCTAATATTATCCCTGCTAACACAATGGTTGTTGGAGATAATCGTTTCGCTAGAATCTACGAAAAAGGTGGTGTTGAAATGTCTAAAGGATATTCAGGAACTCAATTTGTTGAGGATGAAATGACTTTGAAAGCAAGAAAAAGATTAGCATTCTTAATTCGTTCTGCTGATAAAGGTGGATTTAAGAAAGTAACATCTATCTCTGCTGCTTTAGTAACATTAGCAACATAGTAATATGATTAAAGTAGAGTTTATAAAAGACTTTGCTGCCAAGAAAAAAGGAGATGTAGCTGAGTACGATAGTCAATTGGCTTCGTACTTGGTTCATACCGAAAAGGTAGTTAAGTATTGGAAAGAAGAATCTAAAAAGAAATAAATGTATCTAATAGACCAAACATATTTTACTAAGCAATATAATATTCCTAACTTGAATGAGATGGATAGTGATGTCTTCTCTAATTTAGAGCAGTATATTGATAAGGATGTTAGGTCATTGCTAAGAAATGTTCTAGGATACACTCTTTTTAAGGATTTTGATAGTTATGTAGTTGACGGAATCCTTCCAAACACAGCTCCTCAGAAATGGCTAGACTTTGTAAATGGCAAAGAATACGAAATCAACGGAGAGACTGTTAAATGGAAAGGAATTATGTACGAGGAAGGATTATCTAAAACTTCTGTTTTAGTGCCTTACATCTATCATAATTGGCTCAGAGACAACATTAGCCAGGTAACTGGAGTAGGTGAAAAAGTAATATCTGCACAAAATGCGGTAAATGCTAATTCTAATCAACGCATAGTTGCGGCTTGGAACGATTTTATATCTATGTATCAAGGCGATTTATGCTACAAAAGTCCCGACACTTATTTTATTAGAGGTGTTAGATTTACTGATTGGTTAGGAGAGAATTACAATGAAGACATTCCATTAATAGATTTCTTGGGAGATAATGAAGCTGACTATCCGGATGCTTTAAGAGTCCTTTATAGGAAACAAAATCAGTTAGGGATATGATTATAGTCGAGGACGTATTAAAAGAGATATTCTCACAAATTCCTGCTATAAAAGACAGTAATTCTGTTAGCTTCTTGCCTAAGTTTAACTGGGGAAGTATGAATACGTTAAACTTGTATTTGTCTCAGTTAAAAAAAGGTACTAAGTATCCATTGATATGGCTTACTGAAACTGTTGATGAGTCAGACATTTACGCTCATAAATTGGAAAAGCCTATAAAGCTAATATTGGCAAAACAGTCAATACATACTACGAACACAAATCCTATAATATGGGAAACAGAGTTTAAAGATGTTTTGAATCCATTGTTAAAAAGTGTAATAACGGCTATAGAAAAAAGCGGAGTAACATCTATAAAAGGAGGATCATTTAAGAGTAGAAGATTAGCCAATTATAGTGAAGGCACAGAATCTTTAACTATTGATAATTGGAACGTAATTGTATTTGAAGCCACTGTCATTTTTAGAGAAAAAGCTGATGGAACAGCTCAATGTATAAATATAATAAAATTCTAATGAAAAAAGTTAAATATAGAGCGGAACTAAAAACATTTAAAGTGGTGAGTCCGTTTACTTACGACAGACCTTATAGAAAAGGAGACTTTATAGTTCTAAGTGATAAAGCTACAATTGAGAAATTAATTAATAATAAAATCATAAAATAATGGTAACAGGATTAAATTTATTGAACTGTTCGTCTTCGGATGTAGTAGGAACAGGATTAGCAGGATGTAGAAACGACAGAAAAAGAGTTGTTGCTATTGGATTGCTTTCAAAAGGGACTAAATTAGTAGGAGTGGTTGACAAGGCTGCTATTCAATTGCTTCAGCAAACAGGTAAACTTATCTATCTAAAAGGAGTCATTACATTTGCAGACAATACTCCAGACCCAACAATTGTAACGAGAGAAGGTTCAGGATTCAAGACACTAGTGTCTGAGCTTCCTTACGAATATCTTGCTACATTTGATAATGGGCAGAACTTCCAAAAAGCTTTAAAGTCTATTAGCGGAAACGGTAATTACGATTTAGTTTTATGGGATGTTGATGATGTAATGTGGTTGACTCAAAATCTTGCTGGAGATGTTAAAGGATATGCGTTAGGAATGCATAATAGTGGAAAATACGTTGGTAACGACGGCACAAACGCTGCTTCTCAAACTTTAATGCTTCAGCTTACTGAAAGAAGCGAAGTTGACGAGAGAATGAGCTTTGTGAAACCGGAAGACTTTTCTTCAAATGATATTGACGGTGTTAACGATGTTAAAATCGCAATTGACCCGATTGCAGCTTTATCTACAGATATAGTTATTTCTCCTTATTTACTTGACGGAAGTCATTTGGTAGAAGGACTTACCGTGTCTGACTTAAAAGTTACTCGCAATGGTGTTGCAATAGTGCCTACTGCAGTATCTTATATTACTAACGAAGGTAAAGTTACGCTAACTGTTTCGGCTAATACTGCTGCAGATATAGTAACGGTACAGTTATGGGACGCTACACTTGTTAAAAGTATCATTTTGTCTCCTGCTGATGTTCTTTACAAATCGAATGTAGCTACTGCTGTAGTTGCTTAATTGGAATCCAATTACATTACTGAAAAAGGGGTGGGCATGTCCTGCTCCTTTTTTTTTTATTTAATCAATCTATGACCGTAAAAGAATATATCGATAACGCAATACTTGTTAGGGGATATATCCTTGAGGAGACTGCTAAAGCTGTTTATAAAAACGAAGTTGAGATTATTAAGTTAAACACCGAAGACCAATTATTTAATAAAGGAATCAATGTAGAAGGAGGGTTATTGGGAGTATATTCTAGAGATCATCAGCCTTCTCCTGACTCTATATTGAAAGGATATCCTAAATTAAGAGGTCAGCGTTATAATTTTGTTGACTCTGGCAGATTATTTAACGATATGGAAATCAATGTTGCTGAGAACAAAGTAATATTTTCTAATACAGACACAGGTAATAAACTCCTTGATTTACACTCGTTAATTGGTGCTGATTTCATAGGACTTACTTCTGATAACGTTTATAGACTTAACTACGAAATTATTCAGCCAGAATTGTTTAAATTTATACAAAAATATCTATGACTATTTACGATGATATAGAGATACTTCCCTTATATAATTGGGACAAATATCTATCGACAAAGGACACTAATTGGTTTAGAAAAGATTTTGATGGCAGACAACCTAAAGAAGAGCCGTTTATTCAGGAGGAAGAGAAGATATTAGAGCAGTATTTTAACGCAATTAACGACAGGTCTTTTACTATTAAGTTGCAGAAATGGGCAAAGATTAACAACTTAATGACTAAGTACAACGTTGTCAATGCATTACTAGATAGGTTTTCTATGGGGTTTGCAGATATTCAATTAGAAATGCGAATGGAGTTTATTAAGCAATTAAAACTTCATGGATTTAAAA